ATTATACTCAAAAGATGTGTTGATGATAGCCTGTTGCGACACGTTCGGCTCATATATCACTGCAAGTTTGCCCCTATGGAAATTGGAGCAAACAATTTCAAATCTAAATGTAATGTCTCCTCTCCAATATAAAAATGGAGCAGCTGAGAGACACAATGCAGTAGGTTGTATAATGGCAGTAGTTGCTCCAGTGACAAGAGCAGTGCCAATACTGGGAGTGACATTTATAACCTCTATGGGAGTCCCCATAATGGCATCAGAATCATCCCAAGTAGTGGTCAAAAAATATGTCGGTCGCTGCGCCAAGTAAGTTATCGACATCTCATCATCTGAAGTAGCGGCGACACGCGGATCGATAGTTAACTCTTGCTTCGGATCAAGAACTATTCGTTTATTAGTATCATACCCAATTGTATTAGCCCCATTCTGGAAAGGCTCCTGCTTGACCACGACGGGAGCAGCAATTGGGGTGGGTTTGGACCACCCGAAATGCGCAGCTATCATGGTCAACAGCCCAAAGCCAATGGCGCTAGCCTTGGCCCAAAAGGATATCTGGGGCACCACGATAAGCGCGGTCGCAATAGCCGTAGCTCCCGACGCCATAGATTCGACTGGGCCAACCTCTCTTTCGTCTCGTCCGGCTTCCGTCGTGATGGCGAGTTGTGTTGCAGTACTAGTTCCAAAGCCGACGTCTTCCATCCAAGCATAGACCTGGATGTATAACGCGGTACTGCCAGCTGCTACAGCGCGAGGCTGATTAATAGAATATATAAATAAATCTCCCGCATGTTCCATATCCTCAAATGCGGTCCCTGCAGCTATAGCGGAAGCTGAAGCGTTAAATAGTCGAAACATAGGCTTAGGTGATATAAAAGGGATAATCATCTCCAAAGGCTTATTCTCGTTAATATTGATTGTTGCAGACTCCTTCGACTGTGAGAGATAATTCAAGAAAAGAGGCCGCCATGCAGGGTCGGACATACCGACCAAGTGCACGGTAATAATAATATTATAAACCGCATACGGTTGATATGACTGCAACAACCTCCCAAAATGAAAAGGTGTACCACTCACAGTAGTTCTCACGTGCAAATTACCACGAAAATACGCATAATTCCGCAATTTAGCACGTATGGACGGAACCGACGTGAGAAGATCCCATACAGATAAACGCAAATTCACATCCGTATTTAGTGCAAGAGACCCGTCATAAATGCGGATAGGTCTCCGCAAGAAATCATCCATAGACAAGGCATTGTCTTGACCCTCGATATGACTCTGAGGATT